GATCGCGGTTCGGGTCCCTCTGGCTCCGACCTGGCTGGCCGTCGTCGCACGGTTCGCCCTCGTCCTCACCCTCGTCGTCGGCGTCGTCGTCGGCGTCGTCAGCCTCATCGGCTGTCGGCCACCACTCTTTGACGTCATCGTCGTTGGGCTCAGTGTCGGGGTCGCCGCCCTCCATCGGCTCACCACCGCAGCCACCCTCGGGAATATCGTCCTCGAAGATGGCGTGCAGCTCGGTCAAGATGTCGAACGCTTCGGGCGCCTCGGCGTCGCCGGGATCGGTGAGCCGCTGGTAGTCACCCACCAGACGGGCGACCTTGTCGGCCACCTGCTCGCCGCGCTCGGCGACGAACCTCACTCGAGCCTCGGCTCGGACCTCGGCGGGCAGCCACGTCCGGCCACACATGAGCAACCAGTCAGGGTGCTTCAAGACGTGCGACAGGGCAGCCAACAGGTAGCCGTGCCACGGTGAGAACCGACCGAGCAGCAGCCGCTCCTGGCGCTGATCCTCGACGATGTTCTCGATCTGCTTGATCCCTTTCAGGTAGGTGCCCTCAGCCGCCTTCATGCGCTTCACAAGCTGCGAACCGCTGCGGGGCGAGTAGAGGACGTGCCCAAGCTCGTGGGCGTTCACGCCCAGCCACACGGCCACCGCGAGGCGGTCGGTCGGGTTGGGCAGCTTCGGTGCGACGAAGCTGATGTGGTCCCCGTCCAGCGACGTCCACGCCGCGGCGGGACCCTTGTGGGTCACCGTCACCTTGTCGACGTCGAGCGTCAGGATTTGGTCGATCAGCCGCAGCTCCCGGCCGAGCCGGGTGAGGCGGACGATCGTCTGGGGACTCATGTATTCGTCGGCACCGCCTAGATCGACCGTCGTGCGGCCGAACCTCTGCGTTGTCATCTAAAATCCCTTCTCGTTTGCGGCAGACCGAACCGTTCGGCCTGACGGATGCTGGCTGGCATCGTCCCCTCACCCGGTCCCGCTTAACCGGGTGGGGGGCCGCTGACAGCAAACAAGCGGTGATAGACGTCTAGGCCAGGTCACTCTCGGCCTCGACGGAGTCGCCGACCCCGAGGTCGGCAGCAATGCGGGCGGACTCGGCTTCGAGCGCCCTGGCAACCGCCGCCCTTTCCTCGGGCGGGAAGTGACCGACCAGGCATCGACTGGCAAACGCCATGTTGAACCGAGCGACGTGGCGCTCGAACTCCATGAGCATGTTCGTCGACAGCGGTGAACGGATCTCGCCGAGCGACCGCACCATGCCCGCGTACTCGAGCAGCGAGGCCGACTCGACCAGCTCGCCCTCGACCTCGCGGTCGTAATCCCAATCCAGCGGGATCGGGAAGCGGTTACCAAGCGCTTCGTTCAGCCGCACCGTGCCCTGATAGCGGGGGTTGTACGCCGCCGCGAACAGACACGGCTGCGGGTCACCCAGACCGCCACGACCGGCTCGGATCGTCTCGCCGTTCTCGGGCAAGCTCATCGCCCGGATGACCGACAAGAGTTGGTGCCAGGCCGCGGTGATCCGCGGGTGCGCCATGTTGATCTCGTCGATCAGGGCGATGCCGCCGTAGCGGACGACCAGGGTCAGGTCACCGTCGACGAACTTGACCGACCCGTCAGGGGCGATCGTCGTCCGGCCGATGATGGTGCCCGGATCCATAGCCGCGTTGCACTCGATCACCACGAAGGGGATCCGCCGTGCGGCGGCGTAGGCCCGGAACAGCGTCGTCTTCGACGACCCGGTCGGACCGGCCAGGATGACGTTCTCCTTCTCGGTGATCGCAGCGTCGAGAATGTCGAAATCCTCGAAGCCGTCAATCGCCCGGTGAACGTACGTCTCGGCGATCCGCTCATCCGGGATCAGAGCCTCGACCCGCTCCCGGTCGTCGGCCGGGACCGTGCTGAGGTCAAACGTTGGGGTTGTCATGTTTTCCTCTCGGAACACCGGCAGCTCGATCTGAACTGACGGGATGCTGGCTGGCATCGTCCGCCCACCCGACCCGAAGATCAGGTGAGCGGCCGCTGTCGAGCCAACGACTACAGGTCGCGCAGGTCTCCCCGCTTGCGACTCGCACCGTTGCTGGCGGCGGGCTTGGCCCTGGCAGGCGCCGGCGTTGCTTCCGGCGTTTTGGCGGCGGCGGCACGCTGGACCGCCTTGGCTTCGAGCTTGTCGACCTGGCCGAGAACCCTCGTCAGTCCGACTTTCAGCTCCTTGAGCGCGTCGCGGTCCGGTCGCCCGATTGCCGCGATCAGCTCCTTGCCACCGCTGCGCAGATCGGCGATGACGGCGTCGTACGTCGTCATCGCCTTGCCAGCCTTCTCCGATGGGAGGGGCTTGTTCTGCGCGGCGGCGACAGCGTCACGGACCTTCTTGATCGTGACGTTGGCGAGGCCGTTCTGCTTGATCGTCCCGTTGAGGACGTCAATCGCCTTGTCGACGTTGAACACGTCGATCAACGGCTGGGCTTCACGGTGGGCGCTGAAAGACAGCCCCTTGATCCGCTTGGCCTCCGGCCATTTGGCGGCGGTGTCACGGTAGAGCTGCAACGACTTGGCGCTGAGCCCACCCGCGATCCCTTCCTCGTCGGCCTTGGCGATGATGGCGTCAAACTCGGCCCATCCACCACCGACCGGGACCTGTGCTAGCAGGACGTCCGACAAGTGCCAACGGTCGTGCTCGGAGTGGAGGTCGCGCATCGCGTCGATGACGACGTCCACGTTGAACTTGCCGCTGGTCCCCGACGGGGCCGCAACTGCGGTGAGTGTCATTTTTCTGTTCCTTCCGGAGACACCGGCAAGCTCGATCTGAACTTGACGGGATGCTGGCTGGCATCGTGCACCCACCCTGTTCGTACAGAGTGGGTGCCCGCTGACAAGTCAGCGGAAAAGAACAAAACCGGCTTGCTCTAGGTGAGCCGGTCAACCTGCCAGGCGCTTCCTCCTGGCCGCATCGTCAGCAAGGGCAAAGTCAGGTTTGCGTAGGCCAGACGCGCTCGCTTATCTCCCGCACCGGCACGATGGCATCTCCGCTACGGGGGGCGCTTCCGACTAAGTGGAAGGAGCCTGCGCCCGGTCCGTCTCCGACTCCGATCTCCGCTGCGGCCATGAACAACGACCGGGTGCCTCGGAATCCACCTAAATGGACCTTCAAGCAAGCTCCTGTCTTGGAGCTTCACTGAGCCACATCGCGTTTTCGGGGGGTGGCCCCTGTCCCGTTGGTACAAATCCAGTATAGCACATGATAGACGTCTATCATCCGTTAGTCGGCTAATATCCAGAAGTTTTCTGGCAGGTCATCGGCTATGCTCACGCCTATGACGACTCCACCCAAGCCCAAGACCAAGCCCGAGGTCGTGACGGTCAACATCAAGCTGCCCAAAGCCATTCATCGCAAGCTCCGGATCTACTGCGTCAGCCAGAAGCCCGAGCTGGTCATGGCCGACGTCATCACGGCGGCCCTGCGGGCCTACCTGTAGCCTGCGAGCCTCGCGGCAGTCGACTAAGCCAGGTCACTCAGCTCCCGGTTGAGTGGTGCGGGTGCGAATCCCGCCTGCCGCTCGTGTTCAGGGGCTCTGTGCCGGGCGATCTGCGGGCGATCATCGACCATCACACCCGTTTCTGGCCCGACGGCCCGGTTCACGTCGGCTGTTCGGGCATTTTCACCATCGAGCGCATCCTGGCGCCGGCCCAGCGCTTCGAGATCCACTCCAACGACGTCCAGATCCTCTCGTGCACGATCGGCGGCTACCTGGCGGGGTCCCCGCCGACCATCAAGGTGTCGCCCAAGTACCACCGGGCGTGGGGCTGGCTCGATATGTACCTCGTGGACCCGGCCGAGCGGACGGCGACGGTCATGCTGGCCTCCGAAATGCTCGTCGGCGTGAACCGGGACAACGCCTACTACGCCCGCCAGCGCCAGGGCTACCGAGATCAGTGGGAGCGGCTGCACGCCCAGACCACGGCCAGGGTCAAAGCGGTCAAGCTGCGCCTGGCGAGCTTCTATCCGGGCGATGTCGTGCCCTTCGTCGAGGCCGCGGGCCCGTCGCCGGTCGCCTGCTTCCCGCCCTTCTTCGCCGGCGACTACGAGCACCAGTTCGCCGACGTGGCGCGCGTGCTCGAATGGCCCGAGCCGAGCTATCCGGTCCTCGACGCGGACCGCTTGGAGCTGCTGATCGACCGGATCGTCGACCGCGAACACTGGATCTTCGGGACGAACGTCCGGCGGGAGCGGCTCGAACCGCACCTGAGAGGCGTCGTCCAGACCACGAACCGGGGCGTGGCGATCTGGGTCTACAGCTCGGAGGCGCCCTCAGCCTGCGTTGTGCCCCGCCAGGAGCTCGAGCCGGTCCTGGTGCCCAGACTGGTCCCTGGCGGGGCTCTGAGCGGCCCTCTGCGGGTCCACCTGCTGTCTCAGGAGCAGTTCCAGGCGTTGCGGAGCCAATACATGAACCGGGGCATCATCCCCGGCCAGCCCTCGATCTGCTGCGCCGTGACGGCGGGGGGGCGCCTGGTCGGGAGCTTCGCCTACTCGCTCGCCCCCTCGGCCGCCCACTGGGGTCAAAAGCTGCCCGAGCCGCACGCCTATCTGCTGAGCGACTTCCCGGTCGCCCCAGTCGATTACCGGCACCTGGCGAAGCTCGTGCTCACCGCTGCCCTGAGCAACGAGACCCGGCGCATCGTCGAGCGCTACGCCAGCCGGAGGATGAGATCGGTGGTCACGACGGCCTACTCCGAGCACCCGGCGTCGATGAAGTACCGCGGCATGTTCCGGCTTCTCAAGCGGGACGAGTCCGACGGCTCGGCGGGCGGCTACTACGGTCAGCGCTACACGCTGCACTACGGGATCGAGTGGCCGGGCTGGACCCTGGCGGAAGGATTCGAGACGTGGCAGAAGACACGAGCGCAGTTGCGGGACTGAACGTCCGCATCGAGGTCCTGCGCTACGCCGACCTGATCCCGGTCGTCCTCAACGCCCGCTACATGACGCATGAGACCTTCCAGCGGCTCGTGGCGAACATTCGCCGGGACGGCCACCCGACCCAGATCCCCTTCGCCTGGCTCAACCGCGAGCGCGGCGGCTACGAGGTCCTGTCGGGCAACCACCGCCGGGACGCCACCCTCGAAGCGCTGGGCGGCGAGTACGCCGGCCCGGTCCTGGTGACCGACGACGAGCTGAGCAAGGAGCGCCGGACCGCCATCCAGCTCAGCCACAACTCGATCGCCGGCGACGACGACCCGGCCATCTTGCGGGAGCTGTACGCCAGCGTCGGCGAGATCGACTGGAAGCTCTACAGCGCCCTCGACGACAAGACCCTCGACCTGCTGGACCAAGTGCTGGTCGAGGGGCTGGGCGAAGTCAATCTGGACTACACGATGGTCACCCTGCTCTTTCTGCCCAACGAGGTCGCCGAGGTCAGCCGCGTCTTCGCCGAGGCCCGAGCGGCCGTCCCGGCGGACACGGTCTGGCTGGCGGCGATGGCCGACTACGACCGACTGCTTGACAGCTTGCAGGTGATCGGGACCGCCCACGAGGTCAGGAACCAGGCGCTGGCGCTGCGGCTGCTGCTCGACCTCGCCGAACAGCATCTCGGCGAGCTGGCGCCCGCAACCAAACCTCGTGAAAAAACGCCCTCCAAAAACGCATCGGGGTCTCCAAACGCGACCGCCGCGAAAGGCTCGGCCGGGCGGTCGTGATAGACGTCTAGGACTTGCTGAGACCGGCGGGCTCGCGAATCGGGTAGGGGGGTAGTTCTGTTGTAACCGCGTGTCTTAGAACGCACGCGAAAAACCATCGGTTCGCTGTAACGGCCTTTCGCGACGCGGGTGGGTGGTTATGAGCTGGTCGCGGCTTGCGCTTAGACCCCCCTAGACGTCGCTGTGGCGGTCCTGCGTTCGGTCGCTCGGCTCGCAAAACGCTTGCGGGTAGATAGAAACGTTGAGTGAGTGTTGGCCGGGTAAGAACGGCATGGGGTCGCGTGGGGGGGAGCCAAGCCGGCTCGCCTCGCTCGCGCTCTGCGGCGCCGGGCGGGCATCCCAGATTGAACGACGACGACTCGTCGCATCTGGTATGGGTGAGGTCAAATCTTGTGGCTCGGCTCGGGAGGTGCCCTACGCTTTGGGGTGGTGACCTGGACACGCCGCACGAACCCTGCCTACGGCTACCGCTATCGCAAGGCCCGAGCACGACTGCTCGCTGGCTCGCCATCGTGTTACTTGCGTCTGGTCTGCGACGGTGCGCTGGCGGACAGCGTCGACCACGATCCACCACTGTCGATGCACGACCATCATGACGGTTCGACCTGTTGTCAACTCGTCCCAGCCTGTCTGCGCTGCCAACACGAACAAGGTCGACTGCTCGCCCAATCACTCAGACAACAACAGCACGACATCGAACTCCAACGCGGCGACCCGCTGCCATCGCGTGTCTGGTGACACATGACCAATACGCTGCCTGATCCCACTGACTTCGACCTCGGCGATCGCCAAGTCTGGGATCGTGAACCGACCGAATCGTCACGCGCGTATGCGGCGTTCCGTATCTATCGGGATCTGTCGCCCATGCAACGACGGCTCGACGCGGTCGCCGATCAGTCCGGTCTGTCGCTGACTCGCATCCAGCGCTTGTCATCGGACTTCAACTGGCGTGATCGCACGACCGCCTGGGACGACGCGTGTCATCGGATCGAGGACAAGGAACGGCTCGACGCCATCCGCTCGATGCACGCCATCCATCGCAAGACCGGACGCGCCGCGCTGATGAAGGGTCTGGGCGCCATGTCCAAGCTCGACGACGAACACATGCCAGCGAGCGTCGCGGTTCGTCTCATCGAACTCGGCGCCAAACTCGAACGGCAGACGCTCATCGTCAGCGTCGAAGAACTGCAAGGCGTCGAGCTCGAATCGGGCGATGACGTCGAAGATCCGTGGGAACGGATCGCTCGTGAGCTCGACCCAGCAACAGCAACCGGATCTGACGACTAACGGCTCTCCGCGCTGGGGCACGAGACGTCGTATCGAGCTGCCGACTCGCGGACCGCTTGATCGCCGGGTCGCCCAGCTTCTCGGCTGGCGGTTCTTCGACTGGCAGACACACGTCTGCAACGTCGCCGGCGAGTACGACGCGGTCAGCAAGATCCCGCTGTATCGCACGGTCGGCGTCGGCGTCGCTCGCCAAAACGGCAAGACGACGCTCGTTTGCGCACGCATCGCACGCCAGCTCATCCCACCACGCCAGACGGTCGCTTACACCGCACAGGACCGCGGACTGGCAAAAACAAAATGGGACGAACACGTCGATCTGCTGATGTCGACGCCGTTCGCTGATCGGGTCGTCCGCGTCGACCGGACCAATCACCGCGAGATGCTGGTCATGGAAAACGGTTCTCGCTATCTGCCGGTCACGCCATCGACACGCAAGGCTGGACGTTCGCTGTCGATCGACCTGGCTGTCGTCGACGAGGCGCACGCGCACGAGAACATGGGCGTCGTCTCGGCTATCGCACCGGCGATGGCGGCCAAGCCGCACGCGCAAATCTGGCTGCTGTCCAACGCCGGTGACATCAAGTCCGGGCTGTGGCGCCACTACACCGACGTCGGTCGGCTCGAAGTCGAGAACCCGGCTTCGACCATGTGCTGGTTCGAGTACGCCGCCGATCCTGACGCCGACGTCTACGACCACAAAGCCTGGTCGGACGCCAACCCGTCGCTCGGTCGTCCAGGTGGCGTCCTCGAGACGGCGCTGAACGACGGCGCGCTCACGATGGACCGTGACACGTTCTTGCGCGAGCACTTGAACATCTGGACCGTCTCGAACACCATCACCGGCATCGACGCCATCACCTGGGCGGCCTGTCGTCGTGACGACCTGCTGCCCAAAGCGCCGGTGGCGTTCGGTCTCGACTTCACGCCCGAGCGTGACCGCGGCGCGCTCGTCGTCGCGGGCGTTTCGAGCGATCCCGACATCGCGGCCATCGAGGTCATCGAGTCGTCGAGCGATCTGGACCGCATCGTCGCCCGCGCGGCCGAGGTCGCCAACAACTGGAACGGGCTCATCACCATCGACCGCGGCTCGCCGGCTGCTTCGGCCATCCCCGCGCTCGAGCGAATGACCGACGACGGCAAAGGCCACCACAAGGTCAGGCTGATCCCGCTGACCGATCTGGTGCGGGGCTGCGGCGACTTCCACGACGCCGCGGTCCACTGTCGGCTGAGCCATCGAGGCGACTACCGGCTGACCGATGCCGTCACTTCTGCTACAAAACGCCAGGTCGGCGAAGCGTGGGCGTGGGCCAGGCGTGGCAACGCCGACATCGCTCCGCTGGTCGCCGCGACCCTCGCCCACTGGGGTCTGGTCACCCATCCACCGCAGGCCAAGCGCTACGCCGCCGTGACGTTCTGACCTAGACGTCTATCACCGTCCTTTCAGTCGACCCTGAAACTGCGGCACACTGTCTGACATGGCACTTACGCAGAAACGACGCAAGGCACTCCCTTCGTCGGCGTTCGTGTATCCGGCCAGCTCGTCCGTGGCGAAATCCACATCGACCGGCGGCAAAACGGGCCTCTACCCGATCGACACCAAAGCTCGGGCTCAGGCAGCGCTCCGCTACGCCGCTCAGAAGGGCACGGCTGGCTCTTATGCGACCGTCGAGAAGGCTGTCAACCGGCGTTACCCCGACATCGAAACCCAGCATCACAAGCCGAAAGGCAAGAAATGACATACGACAACTTCGGTCAGTGGGTCCCTGACAACTCAGACATCGACACATCACCCGACGAGCTCTCCGACTTCGGTGGCGTCGCCCCGACCGAGTACGACGATTCCGTCGGCTCTGTCGGCGGTCCACTGACGCACAACAGCCCACCCGTCGGGATGCGCGCGTCCGACATCGACATGACGACGATGATGCCCGACGACATGGGGCCGATGCGCAAAAACGGGTAACGCCGCATGACGAACATCATGTATTCGCCGTCGCCGCTCGTCGTCGACGGCGTGACGATGTGGCACCTGGCGCCCGAGCTGGACGAGGACTTCGATCCGAACGACTGGGTCACCTTTCTCGGCAACGCGCTGACGTACCGCTGGCAGCGTGCTCGCGTGTACGACTGGTATTACCGCGGCGAACATCGACTCTGGTTCGGACCGACGC